TTATTTATCAAACTCGGGATTGACAGCATAGAAGTTTTTGCTGTCGAGTTTTTCCTGTACAATGCGTAAACTTTCACCGAAACGTTGGTAGTGGACGATTTCACGTTGTCTTAAGAAACGGATCGGATCGCATACTTCAGGATCTTTTACGAGACGAAGAATATTATCGTACGTTGTACGCGCTTTCTGCTCTGCCGCAAGATCTTCATGAAGATCGGTGATGGGATCTCCTTTTGATTGGAAATAAGTTGCTGTCCATGGGGCGCCGCTTGCTGCCTGTGGCCAGAGAGCAAGTGTGTGATCTACATAATAAGGAGCAAATCCGGAGCGTTCGATTTCCTCCGGAGAAAGGTCCTTGGTGAGCTGATAAACGATGGCGCATACCATTTCCATGTGAGCGAGTTCTTTCGCTCGTAGAAGATGCAACGAATGAAAAACGCCGCTATTTCGGCACTTTTGGAAACACATCAATTTCAAAATCAGAACGATCCTGCCCCTTTTTGTTTCGTTTTGTCTTTGTGAACATGATTTTTTCAATTAAAACCTTTAAAGCGCTGTTCTTTTCGGGAATTGTAAGTCTACCCCATTCGCCGAGCAAATTCTTACAGCGCGGAACGAAATTTTTACGGTTTGCCTGTAGTGCGAGTGTGGCGTGAAGGTCGTTCTGCGCGGGGATAATGTGCTCCATACATTCTTTTACGCGTCGCTCAAGAGCGTTTGACCGCTCGATAAAAATTTCCTTCGTATAGATACCCTGCTCGAGAAAATCAAAAAGGGATTCACGTTGCTTTAAAAGTGTTTCATGTTCTTTTTCAAAATTCTTAACAATCGCTTCTTTTGCAGCGACGTTCTCCACGTCTTCGGGCAACGCGTCAGTGAGCTCGTATTTATCTATGTAATTCCGCAGCCATTCCAACAAGGCGAGCTCTAACTCATCAATTCGGATACCGACTGTAGGGCATTCAGTATATTGACAAATCAGAATGTCATAAGGCGTTTTAGTATGCGCTTTTTTACGAACCATCAGCCGGCCACACTGGGAACACCGGACAAGACCGGCAAAAATATTCTGAATCGGTCTGTCATCACGCACCGGAGCGGAGCAGCTCCCTTTTGGCTGGTTGGCACGCTGGAAAAGGTTCGCGCTGATCCGGGGCGGCCAAACTGCATCGGCAAGAATATAATCTGACGAGTGCGGGCGAGAACGAGAAATTTTCCCATCTTTGACCGTACGAACCGTTTTCCGATGTCCCCAGCGAACTTTTCCGATATTTGCCGGATTAGATATAATTCCTTTTAGCGTGGACGGCGTAAACGGGCGTCCGCTTCTTGATAAAATTCCCATTTCGGCCATATGAGTACATGCTTTTTGATAACCGTATTGTTTATTGCCGCATAGATCATACATCAGATCGAGCACGGGGGATTCGGTTGGATCGGGAGCAAGAGAGAAGTGCTTACCATCAGGAGCGATAACGCGACGCCATCCGTAGGGCGGTATATTTCCGACATAATATCCGTCAGAGCTGCTTCGTTCTCTGCCACGCTGCATCCTGCGCTTAATTGTTGCGTATTCTCTGCGACTCATAAACAGACTAAATTCAAAGTATTCGTTATCGTACTCGTTTGCCGGATCATACGTCTTGTTAGGAGTAACGATCTTTGTGTTTGAGTAGAAAAATGCACGCTGTACCCGCCCTTGATCGATCGTATCTCCGCGGGCGAGGCGGTCAACGTCCATAACAAGACATCCGTCCCACATACAAGACTCTACTTCGGCCATCACTTGAGACATCACCGGGCGGGAATCAATACTGTCGCCGGAGACGACTTCGCGATAAATTGCCCCGATCGGAAGCGACAGCGTTTTGGCAAGCTCCAGCAAAGTGGTGATATGGCGCTCGAGCACATCGATTCCCAACGCTTCGAGATCAGCATCCTTCCTTGATTTACGAGCATAAATAAAATAAGACATTGCATCACACTCCTATGTAATTATATGTAAAAAGGTATAAAAATAACAGCTATCAAAAACAGATGTTCTGATTGCGATAGCTGACCGAAGATGATACAATATTTTTTGGTTGGAATGCTGTAGCATCTCCGGAGATGTTATAGTTAAGCCGTCCTATCTCTGCTGTGCGGAGAGGGCGTGTTGACCGCTCCTGTTGACGCAGGGGCGGTTTTTCTATCTATCTTCCAGTTTCTTTTGCTCGCGTTCGATCTGCTTAATGCTTTTAGTTGGGGTGGGGAGATCCTCTGGCATCGTTCCCCCTAATCGTGAAATAGTATCACGAACTTCTTTACCGACGTTATAGTGCGTCTGGTTGGCATTTTCTTTCCCTTGTATATTATCACGTTTAATTTTAGCCTCTGTTTGTGTGGCGCGAAATAAATTAGCGGCAAGTTCTTCATATCCCATATGGTCAAGGATTTTTTGAGATGGTTTCAATCCCTTATGGTGATGGATAGCCTTTGCATCCATACCACCGTATAAACCACGATACCCATAATTTTGAAAGATAGCGTAATCAAGGTTTGTTTCAACTCCTGCATTTTTTGCGGCTTCTACTAATAATTTATTATGCTCTGCCATTTCACGTCTGATAGCTAATCTCTTTTGGTCTTCATTTAATTCGTTAAAATTATCTATTAATTCTTGTTGTCTTGTCTTTACGGCGAAGTATGTCTGACCGAGAGCAATCACCTTTTTCCGGGAATCGCCATTCTGTACAATTAAATAACATGCATAGCGGGAGAGTGCGTAATCTGTAATTTCTTTTGTTGCAGATTTAGGCATATCTATCGTTTTGTTGACTTCAACAAAATGATGAAAGACATCATTTCCGCTATTTTCACAAGCGGTTACAGCTCTATCAATAACTCTAGAAAAGTTGCGCCACTCAGTATATTCTAGAGCACGCTGAAGTTCTCTTGCGTACCAAAACTCCTCTCCATATTCATTGATATGTTTAATGGATTCAAATAAAGATTCGGTATAGCTGTTCTGTTCATCCTCGGTAAGAGCCTTACTAAGAACACGATCATGTAATTCAGTTAATTTGTTTTCAAAATCATCCATTTATCACACCCTCTTTCTAACTATTTGGAAAATCTAGATAGTTGACATTTATGGTACATTTGCTATAATGTACTTAACAGGATAGCCGGAAGGTGACTGCACCTCACCCGCTCCGGCGCAACTTAAAAACTATAAGAAATAGTCGTCAGCTTTGTCAGGGCAGGACGGCTATTTTTTATGCGTATAATTCAGAATGGCTACAACCAAAAGCGCAATGCTTATGATCAAACTGAGTTCTTCATATGTACTCATAATTACCACCCCCCCTCCACAGGATTCTCGGAATGGGTGGAAGCTCGTCCTCCGGCTACCCTGGTAAATACATTTTCCTTCGTATATGCTCCGGCGACTTTGGGAGTGTCGGGTATATTTCGTATAACGTAAAAGACCCCGTATTACTACGGGGTCTAAGTTGTGCAGGTAAACTGCATTGTCCTAATGTTATACACGCTAAGGTGTTTTGTTCTATAACATTATATGTTGGTATGCCCCAAAAGTCAATACTTTATACTATAATTATTTACCAATATATAATTCGCAGATTTTTTTATCTATTATATTTAAACTTTCATCGCTTAATTTTATACCTGCAAAAGCATCGGAATAATGCAAAGGTTTTGTTATTCGTATTTTGCTAATTGTTGTGATTTGAGAAACTAAGCCAATGCTTCCAGTTTTCATTAAATCAATTTCTTTTTGCACCTTATCGGCTTCCGTTGTATCTACTGTAAAAGCTATCGTTATTTTCTCTCCGGCATACACCGGATTTGGCGATACTTTCACATCTTGAATTGAATTATTGAATTTTTGCATATACTTTTGATGGAGCTTATCATATATTTCGTTTCCCAAATCAATAGTGAATTTATTAGGTGTGGTATATTCTTTTTTAGATGAAAGAGGAAGTACGGTTAATATATCGGAATAAGGGGAGTCTTTTTTATTTAAAACAACCGCATAATGCAATCCGCCTTCTTCATGACCAATACGAAAGCCTAGGTCAACTTGAATAATTTCACCTCTTTTGTATACTTTATTTTTTGAAGCATCAAATGTTTTTTCTTTTTTAATAAATCTACAATATGTATTGATCCAATACGAAAGCAGATTTACTTTTTTGAGATGGGAATCGTTTTCTGTTGTGCTGTCTTCAGGTGCTTTTTTAATGTGTGCTTCAAGCAGCTCATTAAGGGTTTTTATAGCTCTTTTTTTATTTCCGATGACCTCATTTTTATCGAAAAAATATTTTTCTTTTTGTTTCATAGCGTTTTTACTTCCCTCTCTTTCTTTTGTCCCCTGTTCCTTTAACACCACTTTATATAATCACCGTAGTGGTTATATCTTTAAAATTTAGCTCTTAACTCAACAACTCGCCCGATAATTCTTACGGGCTTATTTTCTATCTCTTCATTTGAAAAGAACATAGGTTCGTAACAAGGATTACTTGAAACAAGTTCTATACCGTCTCGGTATTTTCTAATCCTTTTACAAGTAGCCTCGTCCCCGTTTATTGTAGCGATTACAATATCCCCACTTTCGGCGTCGTTTTGCTGCCGAACGATCACGACATCGCCGTCGGAAATTTTGGGTTCCATACTGTCACCCTTGATTTGAAGCCCGAAGAATTCACCAGTTCGAGCCATCTCCAGTGAGATTTCTTCCGTATCTATAATGTCGGTAACGGCGTCGATCGGGATACCGGCAGCAACACGACCGAGAACGTTGATAGTTATACCTTTACGAGGGGCGACTACATGCTCCTCAACTAAGTCGGATTTGGAAATACCAAAATAGTTCGCCATAAGTTCAATTTTATCTATTCGAGGGTAAGAATTCCCCTTTACCCAGTCTGTGAAAGTGGTATATTTAACGCCTAGCGCTTCACACATTTCGTTTCTTGATTTTTGATGTTTCTCCATATAATACAGAATGTTTTTAGCCATTATCTTTTTATTTCCAAGAGCACTCACTTTCTCACCTACTTTCTATCTATAGTGTAGTATAAAACCGTAAAAAAATCAATAAAAACTTAAAAAATTACGAAAAAACCGTTGACAATACGATTAAACCGTAATATAATATGGAATGTAGCAAGGAGATAGCAGGAAAGGAGTTAGGAAATGGAGTAAAACGGAATGACCGACAAACAGTGAAAAGACATGTTAAAGATGTTGTTGGAAATCCTCAAAAATGAGGATAAAGAAAAAGCGATCGAATTTATTCAATCACTTTTAGAAAAATAACTAAATAGAGTACCCACAGGGGCGGCACTTCTCAACATTCCTGCTGAACCGCCCTTGTGATAAGTGAATCATAGCAGGAATATGAAAAATTGTAAATAGGAAGAGGTGATAAAATTGGGAAAAATACCTACACATATCAATCCTACTTTGAAACAGGCGCGTGAGATATATGGATATACGCAAATGGAGGCAGCTAAAAAAATTGGGGTTAGTGTTGACACATTAGGAAATTATGAGCGCGGAAAAAGTTACCCAGATGTCCCGGTAATAAGAAAGATTGAAGAAGTTTATGAAATTCCTTACGCAAGGATTATTTTTTTACCACTTGATTACGATAAAACCGTAAACAAGCAATAAAAAATATCTTGACAAACATTTGAACAAGAGGAGGTGACGTAGATGTATATACATGAAGCGGTAGAAAAAGCAGTGAAAGAAAATGGAAAAATCATCAGATCATCCGCACGGAGACCGGAATCCGACATATATTCCGAGATTACTCCGACGAATTCTTATGATGCGTGTCTGATCACGGTATTGCATGATGGAAAACCGAGAAAAACAGCAGGGCGATGGAATCCGACAGCGGATGATCTGATGGCTGACGACTGGACTGTTATCACGGAATGAATTTAGAGATAAAGTCAGCAACTGTCAGCAGAGTTTCCTTTTTCTGATTCTCCATCTTTACGATGGCGACATCGGAAAGGGAACAATCGTAGATTGTATCGTCGGCGTAACTATTGTCGAGAAAACCATTACGCCCAAGTTCGCGCAGAACATCTTCAACGTCTTCGAGTGACCAGTCCGGAAACAAAGATGCATGAATCGATTCTGCGGAAGAGAAACATTTTGCACGAGACCGTGAAACATTGCCATCACGGCGCACAAGGTATTCCTTATAGAGCTGATACAGAACAGTCTTAGCTTCTTTTGTAAGCATAGCAATAACTCCTTTCCCTAGTGTTCCGTAACACCACGAACCGGTAACTAAAGTATAGGGGATTAAGAGAGATAAAACAAGCGTATAATTTGCAACGCTCTGGGCGTAGAAATCGGGAGATTTATCAAAAAAGATAGAGGAAACAAAAGAGGAGGTGACGTAGATATGGACATTTATATTTTTGGTAGCGGCGGTGTTCTTTGCAATTGGATGTCTTAAATGGAAAGTGTCGACGCTGGCTTTGATTTACTACATGGAGAAAAACCGGCACAAGGTTCCTAGTAAAGAAGAGATGAAAGAGTGCACCGGTTTTGTAGTGAAAAACATGATAAAAGATTTAACGCACTGGGCAGGTAGTCATTAATCATTGAGGTTAGCAACAAAACATAACAAAAAGGAGGCGATGAAATGAGCGTTGTAACGCGGAATGTGTCTGAATATGTGAGAAAGAAAGGCATAAATTTATCAGAACTATCCCGAAGCACAAAGATACAGTACAGGGCAATTTATGACAGTCTTGCAAAACAAGAACGCGATAGGGATCTTAGAGACCATGAGTTGATTAAAATTTGCACGTTCCTCGGAGTCGATCCGATGGACTTCGCAGATAAAAAAGAAGCGGAGGAGGCAAAACCTTGATAACAAACATCGTAAAAAGAATATACCGGGAAATAAAAAACGCAGAAGAACTGGAAAACCAAAGAAAAGAACTTGAAGAAAAAAGCGAGAAACGCAATAGAGAAGTAAAAGCGTCTGTGTGGCTCGTAGAATCCAAAGCAAGAAGTAACAAAGAATGGACCAAGATATATATAGACAAAAAGCACAAAAAAATAGCTGCACTTGCAGGGACAAGCACAACTATAGGGGTTATTTGTTTGATTTTGTTGAAATTTTATATTCATCAAGCACGGTCTTTTTCGCTTCGTTTAGCGCTTCTTGAAGGTAAAGTATTGTAGCCTCGTCAGTGGGAGAATCAAGAATTTCTTTCTTTATTTCTTCATAAAGACGGTTAATGGCTTCGAGAACTGTCATATAAGCTACCTCCTTTCTTGGTTATTATGATAAAAAATTTTACCACAACAAGAAAGTATAAACAAGAGAACGCAGCGCTTTATTACATAGGCTTCAGAGATAAACTCCCTACATTTTGTATGGATTTTGAAGCAAGACCAGATGAATTTACATAGACAGAGAAGAAAAAGGAGAAGTATTGGAAATAAAAACAATGCAAAACATATTAGACACGACGATGCTTTTAATACTATGGATATCAGCATTTGCCGGACATAAAGTAATGAAAAAGATACAGCCGGAAATTGCAAGACTGTATCTCGGATATGCGATATTTATATGCATATTAGTCACGGGTTTCGCAGTAGCTTACCAATTTCGAGGTTGA